ACCTCAGCCACAGCAGCAGCCACCTCTGCAGCCTCTGCAGCGACTTCTGCTACGGCAGCGGCTACCTCGGCTACTAGCGCAGCAGCCTCAGCAACTACGGCTGCTAACTCTGCTACCGCTGCAGCCACATCGGCCACTTCAGCAGCAGCCAGCGCAACGGCTGCTAGTACCTCAGCAACTTCCGCTGCTGCTTCGGCTACCGCTGCTGCTACATCAGCAACCTCTGCTGCTGCTAGCGCTACTGCTGCAGCAACTAGCGCCTCTAGCGCACAGACTTCAGCCAATAGTGCTGCTGCCTCTTATGACCAGTTTGACGATAGATACCTAGGCGATAAGACTTCTGACCCTACGGTAGATAATGATGGCAACCCACTACTAACTGGTGCGTTGTACTTTAATACTGTAGTTGGAGCAATGAAAGTTTATGATGGTGCAGCCTGGGATTTGGTAGCCCCTGATACATCTAACTTTATTCAAAAGACTATCCTTACAGCCAAGGGTTCAATTATTGCTGCTACGTCAGCGTCAACCCCGAGTGAATTGACAGTAGCGGCAACAAATGGCTACATCCTTTCAGTTAACTCAGCCACTGCTACTGGTCTTGAATGGGTAGCAAATACTGCTGATGGAGTTCAGACAGTAACCTCTGGCAATACAACAAGAATTGTTGTTGGTGGAACTACTGCCGACCCAACAATAGATTTAGCGACAACTGCAGTAAGCGCTGGAACATATAGTCCAGCAAATATAACAGTTGACGCATATGGCAGAATAACTTCTGCCTCAACAGCAGTGGTATCAACCGACCCTAATCCGTCTATCTTTATGCTGATGGGAGCATAGTAAAATGGCAACATCATACAAAGTGCTAGGGCAAGTAAATCCCTCAGCAACAACAGCAACAACCGCATACACAGTACCTTCTGCTACAGAAACAATAGTATCAACTATTGCTATCTGCAACCAAGCATCATCTGCTGCAACATATCGTATTGCGGTACGCCCTGATGGGGCAGCATTATCTGCAGAACATTATATTGTTTACGGGGCAACAGTTCCAGCATCTGACTCGGTGATGCTAACTGTTGGCTTAACACTTAATGCTAGTGATGTGGTGACTGTATACGCATCATCTGCAAACCTTTCCTTCAATCTATTTGGAAGCGAGATTGCATAATGGCGGTAGGAACAGTATCGGCTCTTGAGCCTAATCAATGGCAGTTAATATCTAGCGCTGCTGCAACTAGTCAAACCGAAGTTACCTTTAGTTCTTTGACTGGATACAAACAATATAGAATTGTTTATTACCGAACTGGTGTAAGCAACGATATTTGGCTTCGTTTTAATGGCGATACAGGAACTAATTATTTTAGTAATTCTACTAGAGGTTCCTCTAATGGGTCTATATCAACAACATATTTACAAATTAACACAGTTAATACAAGCACAGCAGTTTCATACCAAGGATACATAGATGTGTTTAATGCTGACAAACCAATAGAAAAAACCGCAGAAGGACACGGCGGTTACTATATGGGAAATGTTTATGGTGGTTGGAGCAATGCTGCCGTTATAACATCAATTACATTTGGTTCAACTGCTTCAATGTCAGAAGGAACAGTTAAACTTTACGGAATAGCGAGTTAACCTATGGCAGTAAACCGAGTATCGCCAAGAATAGGCAAGGTAGTTGATATACCAAATGGCGTGCCAACTATAGGCACTGCAACAGCAGGAGCCGAGGCAGCCACCGTTGCTTTCACTGCGCCCGCAACATCTGCAACAGGCGGTCCTATTTTTTCTTACCGCGCTGTATCCAGCCCAGGCTCAATAGTAGGGACTGGAACAACCAGCCCAATTACGGTGTCTGGACTTACAGTTGGAACTTCTTACACATTTACTGTCGCTGCTGCAAACCCAACAGGTACTGGTGTGTACAGCGCAGCAAGCAACTCCATAGTTCCTACTCCATTAACATCTTTTGAGAGTATTGCAAGCGCTACCGTTACATCAACCGATGTAGTATTTAGCAATATACCTCAAACATATCGTCACCTGCAGATTCGTTTCCGATTAAATGCCAATGCTGCTGGCAATGGTGGTATAACTGGTAGGATGAGAATAAACGGCGCAACATCTGGATATGTATGGCATTATGTAAAAGGAAATGGAAGCACAGCGCAGGCTACTGGAGCAACTGGTACCAGTTCGTTTGGGTATATGCCATTGCCAACTAATGCAAGCGGTGCTGGAACAAATATATATTTAGTTGGCATAGTTGATATTCCAAATTACACCACTAGCCAAGTTAAAGTTCCAGTAATGTTTTCTGGCTTAGATACAAACAACAATTCTTCAGTACACTCAGATACTGGATACATTGGACATACTTCTGGTTATCTTGCTGACACAAACCCGATAACCGTTGTATCGTTTATCAACGACAGTTCTTTTAATATGGCAGGAGAAGTAGCGTTGTATGGAATTAAGGAGTCATAATGCCACAAACATACGAACCAATAGCAACTATAACAGTTGGTACAGCCACTAACCCTATAACTTTTAACAGTATTCCTAACACATATACTGACCTTAGACTTGTTGTTGTAGGGGGAAATGCTGGAGGAACTGGTTTATTTTCTTTCAGATTAAATGGACTTTCTACTAGCATTTACTCACAAACTATAATTCAGAGCGATGGTTCTTCGGCGACATCAAGTAGGTATACTTCTAACAATTATATTTATGGTTCTGCATCTGGCGTAAGTCTTTCAGTTGCAATGACAACCCTAGATTTATTTAGTTATACAGGAAGCACTAACAAAACAATGTTGTTAAGTTTTTCTGCTGATGCAAATGGTTCAGGGCATACAAGTGGAACTGCTGCTATGGCTCAGATAACCTCAGCAATCACTTCTATTAGTATTTATGGGTCAAGTGGTGGCTCTAATATAAATGTCGGCACAACCGCCACCTTATACGGAATAAAAAAGGCATAGTATGGCAACTACATATAAACTAATATCACAAACTGTGTTAAGTTCAACATCGTCTTTAATTACTTTGAATAGTATCCCATCAACATTTACAGACCTTGAGTTGCGTGCTGCTGTTAGATATACAAACGCATCTAATAGTTATCCGCTCAGTATGAGAGTAAACGGATTAACTACATCAATTTACAGTTACCGCCGTTATTATGGGCAAGGCACGGCTGGAATTGCAAACTCAGGCTCTAGTGCTTCTGACGAATTGAACCTTGGTGAAGTCAATGGCAACTCGTCTACTGGTTCTACATTTTCAAATATTAAACTTTATATACCAAACTATGCAGCATCAGGCGTAAATAAAGTAATGTCATACCAAGGAGCGCAAGAAGATAATGTTGCAAGTTATGCTTTTCTAACTGTACAAGCAAGCCTTATAGGCACAACTAGCGCCATCACGAGTTTATCGTTCAAAGCACCTGCTGCTTATGGAGCATTAACTTTTGCTGTAGGAACTACCTTCAGTCTATATGGAATATCAAACACCTAGGAGAAACAACTAATGACAGACACACCAACCAAACTCATCGTGGATTGTTCCACAGGCGAGCAGACCGTTGTTCCTTTAACGGCTGAAGAAATTGCAGAGATGGAAGCAGCAAAGGCACAGGCAGAACAAGCCCGTCTTGCTGCAGAGGCAGAGGAACAGGCTAAGGCTGCAGCAAAGCAAGCAGCACAGGATAAGTTGAAGGCTTTAGGTCTTAACGATTTAGAAATTGCTGCAATTACAGGCGCATAAAGAAAGTAGGGGACAATGATAGGTAAGTCAGACACAGTAGCCCTCGGTTGGTGCGATAATGGCACCACCGATGGCAAGTTTACAGAAGGTCTACTAGCCGTAACACTGGCTGCACCAGCCAATGGTATGAAGATAGACAAAACTGTACGTGTATCTGGTAATCAGATTAGTAGACAGCGCCAAAGGTTGCTAGACCATTGGTATGACAACAATATATCTGATTGGTTGCTATGGATTGATTCAGACATAGTACTGACCATAGATGCCCTGTACTTACTATGGCACGCAGCGGATGCCCAAACAGCACCTGCTGTAAGCGGTGTTTACTTTATATCAAAAGAACCTGAAGGCACCACGATGCGTCCGTTTCCTTGTGTGTTTATGGACTTGGGCGAGAATAAGATTCAGTATCTACATCCGCTTCCAGAAATGGAACTAGTTGATTGTGACTTGGCTGGCTTTGGACTCTTTTTGATGCACCGTAGTGTAGTTGAAAAGATGAGAGAGAAACTACCAACTAAGTCATTCTTTGCTGAACAGCATGGGGATAACGATGAAGAATTTGTAGGTGAAGACATTATCTTCTTCCGCAAGATGAAACAGGCTGGCATACAACTAAAAGCACACACTGGTGCCTTGGTCAAGCACATGAAGAGATTCAGTCTTGACTTTGGATACTACGCGCTGTACTGGTCAATGGAACATTTGAAAGAAAAAGCAAGAGAAGAGCAGACTGGAAAAACAAGTGGTGGACTTTATCTTCCCAATCAGAAGAAGCGTAGATGACCATATTGATGTTATTGAAGATATTGGATTCTTACTAAAGGAGAACAATGGCAGGTCGTGATATTACCGAAGGTCGCAGTAGTTATGCGATTGCAGTTGACTTAGGTATCGTTTCATCTTCAGCAGTATGGGAGAATACAGATGTCTCCTACGACACAGCTGTAGGCGGTCTGCCATTTTTCTATGCTATCTCTGATAGTCGTCCTTACATACGCCAGACAGCACCCTTCAGAAAAGAACAGTTTGATAATGGCTCAGAGCCGGGAGAACAGTCTCTTACTGGTTGGTGGCTAAGAAGTCAGTCCTCGTTCCATAATGGAGCGGGGATTAATTTTTATGACCCTTCTGCTGGCGAGTCTGTGCTTTATAGATTTAATGACTCTAAGGGAGTAAATGTCTGGACTAAAGGACAAGCTACCCTGCTTAGAAATACGACCCAAAGCCATGAGACCACAGGCGATATTGCAGCTAATGGTGTAACTCAACAGTACTTACGTCCTATCAAATGGAGCACCTACGAGGGCGTCCTTGCGCATGATGAATACGATGTTGACAAGATTGATAGCAACGGCAACGTAACTCATTTCATTGATTACAACTCTGGTTCTGCTTCACCTGTTTATGCTATCTGCGATGATGGCACACAGGCTTTCTGGATTACAAATACAGCTACCAAGAAAACAGTTTACAGAAAAGCTTTAACCGAGACATCTACTTCGACTTCTGGAACAGTCATGTTTGATGAGGTCGGTACTGTCTCTAATGCTGTTATGGAGTATGTCAAGAACCGTATTGTCATGGCTGCTGACAACAAGGTGTACGAATTTGCTGCCAATGCAGTTGCTATGCCTACTCCTGTATATACCAATCCTTCTAGCTCTCACGTATACACCAGCATTACATCTTCTGGTCCTGCCATCTATCTTGCTGGCTATAACGGCATTCAGTCCACTATTGAGAAGTTCACACTCAATGTGGCTACAGGCTCCATGCCTACTCTTACTTCAGCTATTACTGCAGCAGAACTACCTACTGGTGAAATCTGCCATGCAATCCACTACTACCTAGGTTACATGCTAATTGGAACCAGCAAAGGTATCCGTGTAGCTGCTGTGTCAGACCAAGACGGTTCTCTAAGCTATGGTCCACTTATTGTGGAAACTAGCCAACCAGTCTATGCTTTTGCTACTCGTGATAAATTTGCTTGGGCAACCACAGGAGTTGGTACTGACCCAGGGTTGACACGCATTGACCTTGGCACTGAGATTGAATCTCTTCGCTTTGCTTATGCTACAGATATCTATTATGGTGGAGTAACAGGCAAGAAGACCACTGCTTGCTCTTTCATTGGTGAAACCAATCGCCTTGCGTTTACAACCAACGTTGGTTACACCTATTTGGAGGATGCTTCTACCTTGCTACCTTCTGGATATATCAAGACAGGTAATATCCGTTACAACACTTTAGAGCCTAAGAACTTCCGCCGTATCATCGGTAGAGGCGTCTTTGATAATGGCTCTATGACTATCTCCACAGTTACAGAAGATAGTACCGAGTATGACCATATCTCATACGATTCATCTATCCCAGTACAGGAAGTAGCTACAAGCCAGCCAGAAGCTGCTCAGGAGTTTGTAGCCTTTAAGTTCACCCTGTATCGTGATGGCACTACAGCATCTCTAGGTCCTACATTTAAGGGCTATCAGGCTAAAGCCACAATCGCTACACCGCGTCAGCGAGTATTGAAGTTTCCCGTGTTCTGCTATGACGTTGAGACCGATAGGTTCAACGTTGTCACAGGATACGAGGGTCGAGCACTTGACCGTCTTCGTGCACTAGAAAATGCAGAAGCCAATGGTGACGTGCTCAACTGGCAAGACCTTACCACCTCAACTGGTGAGTCTCGTCAGGTTACGATTGAACAACTTTCATTTACCCGTCTGACTCCACCGGATAAGCGATTCTCTGGCTTCGGTGGAATCATTGAAGTCACCTTAAGGACCGTATAAAATGACACCTGCTGATTGGGCTGGATTAGCCGTAGCCGTATTTACTTTAGTTGCCGGATTTGCATCGCTTGTGCGATGGCTAGTCAAGCATTATCTAACTGAATTAAAGCCCAATGGCGGGTCAAGTTTGAAAGATAAAGTTAATAACCTTGAGCAGAAGGTAGACCTGCTCACCGATTTAGTTAAAGAAGTTTTGAGGAAATGAATGAAACTAGCCAAGACCGCGAGTCCTGCTGCCGTCGCGCTGTTGCGACAGGCGACTGCCATTGCTCCGAAGCGTATGAAGGCGAGCGATGGACTGCTTCCTTCTGCTGCTCACCTAAAGTTGAACCCCAATTCGGACCACAATACTGGGCTAGCAGTGGACCTAACCCATGACCCTAAGCACGGCATTGACTGCGCTGTTATCTTTGAAAAGCTAAAGGAGGATGAGCGTGTTGAATATCTTATCTTCCAAGGTAAAATCTGGTCTCGCCAGAAGGCTAAAGCGGGTAACAGAAAGTACGTGGGTAGTAATCGCCACGATAAGCATCTACATGTTTCTATTCGCCCTACTTGTGCTAATGACACTAGCCCCTGGTTCTGGTGGCTAAACCAGCCTAAAGTAATTAATCAGGTTATAGCTGGGCTTCAGCCCCAGCCTAAGAAAAAGGTGGTAGCCTCTACCACAAGGACTGTCTGTACCTGCTGTCCTGTTCATAAACCAAAACGAAAGGCAATCTAATGGAGCAATTCAAACAAGTATCACTTACTTGGTTCCGTGCTGCTGCAGCATCTGCTGTCGCTTTGTACCTAGCTGGTCAGACAGACCTAAAGGTTCTGGCTACAGCGGCTCTAACAGGCTTCCTCGGACCAGTATTGAAGTGGCTAGACCCTTCAGCTACCGAGTTTGGACGTGGCGCAGAATAGTCCTGAGATACCCTTTTTAGGGGGTCTAGGAGCCTATTTGAGACACTTTCAGCCCTTGGGGGTATAGAGATATACCCCTGAGGCTAAAAACCCCTCAACTCAAGGTCAACTTACATAGGTTGACTTTCGGTTGGGGGGTCTTTTTTGTTTTTATGTGATACAGTTTTCTCACGGGAAACCGTGGGGCAGAAACTTCAGATGACGGGGTGACGGCATAAGCCAAGACCCAGCCCCCCTTGCCACCTCAATTTTTTTTGGGGGGGTAGGGGGGGCATTTCTTAGACTCCGGGGTTCAGGCATATATACGAAAGGTGACTATGCCAGCGTACGATTTTGAATGTCGTAGCTGCGAAAAGCAGCTAGAAATTAATCTTCCTATAAATCATGATGGAGATATCAAATGCGAGCATTGTGGCAACGTTTTATTCAAAGTATTTTCGGCGAATCCGATTCACTTCAAGGGCAGTGGCTGGGCTGGCAAGAGTGCGATTTAGACTGTGGTTATGACCAGTATTGCAGCAACTGTGCTTTCATCTGCGATGATTTAGATTGCGAGATGTGTGCTGCTTGTGATACCTTTGGGAAATGAGAGAATTAAGTTTAATTGTTCATGACGACCCATGGAGAGAATATTTCGGTGGGATAGAGTGCATGGAATGTGAAGAGAAAGTTCCATTCCGTTCCAAGGTATACAACGAAGATGAGACAAATGATTTCGTCTGCACGAAGTGCTATGACTGTGGTACACTTCAGTCATGAGCGAATTACCTAAACATATATCCTATTCTTCTTTCAACACTTGGTTAGAGTGTGGTTGGAAGTACTATCTAACAAAACTAAAAACCGTACCTGAGAAACATGCTGTTTGGTTTACAGGCGGTTCTGCTGTCCACAAAGCTACAGAGCGTTGGGACTTAGGCGACTTTGATAAAACCAATAACATCGATGAACTATGGAACGATGTATGGTTCAAACAAGTTAAACAAGATGAAGAGCTTCATGGTGATATGAACACTTGGGAGTTCCGTTCTCGTGAGGACATGTCTTGGTGGTATGGCGAAGGCTTATGGATGCTTGAGCGTTGGACTGAGTTCATGCACCCTGACCGTGGCTGGTCAGTCTATGAAGACTTTGTAGAAAAGGAATATCAGATTTCTGTTGGAGGCACTACAGTCAAATTAGCCATTGACCGTGTGCTGACTGATTACGACGGGAATAGGGTGCTCGTCGATATCAAAACTGGTGCGTCATCTCAGAAGCATCCATTACAGCTTGCAGTTTACGCGTGGGCTCTATCCAAACAGGGTGTTACCGTAGACAAAGCTGGCTTCTGGGATGCACGTACCGGCAGTATTGCACTGTGGGATTTAGACCACTTACAACCTGACCGCGTAGAAGAAATCTTGGTTGGCTTTGACAAGATGAGAAAGACAGAGACGTTCTTGCCTAACATGAACTCCTGTGGTCGTTGCGGTGTGCTATCGTATTGCAAATGGATGAATGGAAACAAGTCGAAAGGATATGAATAATGGCTAACGCCACGTTTCAAGTAAGCAGCAAGCTACCTGATGGAAGAATCTTTGTCATCGCAGGAGATGACTTTGCTTCTTTCAAGACACATCTAGAAGATGTTCTTGGTCCACAAGGTGCTGAAGCTGTAATCACAACTATGGCTACATCTATTGAAGGTGTACCATCGTTTGAGCAGGCAGTAAGTAATGTTGCTGCTGCAATTCCGGGTGCTGCTGAGGTATTCACACCACCTACATCAACACCATCTACTGCACCAGTAGGTCGCAGCTGTAAGCACGGTCCTATGACTAAGCGTCAAGGTTCTAGTGCTAAGGGTCCTTGGAAGGCATACATGTGCCCAACTCCAAAGGGAACTCCTGACCAGTGTGAAGCTATCTTCCTACGCAGGAATGAAGCAGATTGGAATACATTCTAAAACATGAGAACCCTTGCCCGTGCTGTTGGTAGCGCGGACATCGGTGGTGAACCACTACCCTCGGTGTTTCGTACGCTAGACAACAATAAAGTTATCTTCCGCAGGTCGGAAGTGTCGATGATTGCTGGTACTCCAGGTGCTGGTAAGTCAACACTTGCACTTGCTATAGCTTTGCGTACAAAAGTACCGACGTTGTATGTGAGTGCCGACACAAACGCGCATACTATGGCTATGCGCCTACTTTCGATGATTACTGGAAAGACCCAGACAGAAGCAGAAGTTATGCTTACTGAAAAGGTTGACGAATCACGAAAGACAATCAATGATTCTTCTGGGCACATCTTTTGGTCTTTTGAGTCAGCACCAACGCTGGCTGATTTAGACCAAGAGGTGCTAGCCTTTGAAGAGTTGTGGGGCTGTGCTCCGACTCTTATCGTTGTAGATAACCTTATGGATATCTCTAACGATGGGGGAGAAGAGTTCGCGGGTATGCGCTCCACAATAAAAGAGTTAAAATATCTTGCAAGAGATACTAACTCTGCTATTCTCGTACTGCATCACACCAAAGAGTCGTATGCCGGTAATCCGTGCCAACCACGTTCTGCTCTGCAGGGCATGGTGGCACAGTTACCTGCGCTGATTTGCACGGTAGGTTCCGACGCGCCAGGATATATAGCCGTCGCGCCCGTAAAGAACCGATATGGCAAAGCAGACCCTTCTGGGGGTACGGCTCACTGGTTGCAGTTCAACCCCGAAATAATGGATGTGTCAGATATTCCTGATAGGTCCTAATGTCCAGACCGATATCAGAACTCAAAGCGAGTTATGAGGAGGCGATGGATATCCGTGGTAATCCAACCACGGTGTGCATCTGTGGCAGTTTCGTATGGAATCTCAAAGTAGTCTTCTCAGAAGACAAAACTATTGGGATGTATTTTCTAGATATGGAGTGTGCTGACTGTGGAACACAGGCAACCGC